GTACCAATGGCCGGGACATTATTTAAGCCGCGTCTACCATAGTTGTAGAATTGTAGTGTGTTTAGATTATCTTCCGCCGGGGCGCGGGAGGAAGAGAAGAAGAAATTTTCTCTATCGTCCATTGTGCGCGAATCCCATCGAGCCTCAATCATTGGACGCTTAAAAAAGAACTCACTTGATCGAGCAAAGAATTTCTTTGTGTAATATGACTGAGTTGCGCCGGATGTATTCTGAATCACAGAGCCTGAGTCAGCACCGAGGGACGATGAGAAATAAGCCTCCTGAGAAGCAGTTAGCCGAATACCAAAACCGTAGTTGTTATACTCACCTCCAGATAAGCCTTTAATCCAGTTTTCTACAACTTCTGAAACATCTACTTCCAGGTCTTCATATCCCTCTGGGAAGCTAACGTTATAGTTGTCCTGGGACAGGTAGTCTCCACCGATGTTTGTCCACCCAGTCGTAGATGAAGCAGATAGCCAGTTAGAGAAGCCAAAGTCTTGATATTCATCCATATCAAGCCCCGTACCCTCATTCCACGATTGTGATACGGGCGCAACAACTAAATTAAAATCTTGCGGAAGAGTAAAAGGATGCTCTGCATTGAACATTCTAAGAAAAAACGATACAGAACCAGACGCTGGGATTGTGCCGGCAGCTCTATCAGCTGAAATAGAGGACACCGGAAATTGAATTAAAATTCTGGAAAGTTCCTGGGACTGTCCGTTGGAGCCCGACTCTTGCCCGTAAATAGAAAATACCTCAAGCGAATCGGCATACCCCATATTAGAGCCCGTACCTCTTGTTACAAGATTGGCTTCGTAAGCGTTAGTGATTGTGTTGTCGGCACTAGCTGTGTATCTTAAGATGGCCATTATTGGATAGCTCCTGTGATATCAATGTTTGGAAACTTTAACTCAAAGACAACGTTATTTTCGCCCTCAATACGTCGACCATCTGCTGATAACTTCTCTTTAAAATCGTATGAAATTGATGAGTACGAGCCTCCCGAGCGATCCACAATTTCGAGATCCACAACATCTATTACGCCTTTAACTTTTTGAAGCACCTTATAAAAATCCGTAATTAATATTGATTCTCCAATATCATATTGATTTTTAAGAATATAATCTCTGATTGCAGCATTTGCTCTGTTGATTACAGTAAATCTATTATCTCCCAAATCAACAACCACAACGTAGTTAATACCAAAGTTGACAATCTGTGCATCTAAAATGTCTACGGTATCATTAACTACTTTATATTGTAATATCCAATTTCTTAAATTATTTTTCAAAGTTACGTTTGCCGGTATTAACTTGCCACTTGTGTCCTCAGATATAACATAAAGATTAAGATTTCTCTTAAATTCGTCAAAGTCCCTAATAACAGCAGCACGCTTGATCGCTCCAAATTTTCCTGGCATACCGTAGCAGATGGATTGGTAATCTTGAATGGTGACTGCTCTGTTTTGCGTGGCATAAAATCCAAACACTCTTTGCTTTATTTCATCTGATGAGGGGAGTGAAATATCTCCAACAAATGGCTCTTCGTTTAACACCTCCAATGAGGAGATAACGTTATTTCTTAGCGTTTGTGAAATAGAGCCCTGTGAAGCAAATCTAAACAACGGTCTGTCGACCGATGTAATTGTGTTGACGCCAGCATTCACATCATTATTTAAGTTAACTCTATATCCAATTCTTAGAGTAGTGTTAGCTGGTGCGATGCCAAACTTGTCCGTGCTTATGAGCTTTGTGGGGTCAAAATCTAGATCTGTTACATAAGTTCTACCGTTTAAATCTAGAACCAAGTTAGAGGGATCTACAACCGAATTTGATAAAAGTTCTGAATCTGAACCATACCCAAACTGTAAGTGCGTTCTGTTGCCCTCTCTTTCGACTGTAAATCTTCTTGCCACTGGTACAGCCTTCAATATATTTCTTACCGTAGAATTCGTAGCTGAATTTGTATTTCTAATTGCCTTGTAAATGACGTTTTGCGATAAGTGATCTACCTCAACATATTCATGCCCCTCAGAATCCGTGACAGACAGAACTTCAGCTACCCTACTATTTTCAAGATCAACTCTCAAAAATCGCTGGAAGTCTCCAAGCTCTATCTCTTTGAATAATGTTCTTCCGGATACTGCTCGGCCCTGTGCTCTAATAACAAAGTTTGTTGGATTTCCTGTCGTTCCATCAACAGTTCCAACAACCACTTGATTTGTTGATACAGAAAAATCTACGTCCTCTAATAGCGTATATAGCCCCCCACCTGTGGACGAAAAGATAGATCCGGCGCGCAAAACTGGAGCGTAATCTAAGTTTGGGCCCGCTGTATCTGATGCCGATGGGACCTGAACATAGAAAGTAAGCACCCCATAAGAAGATGGGCTCGTATTAAGCTTGAATCCCATCTGTCGCGCGAGGCGAATAACATTGTTGTATTCAATTGAGGTCTCTAAAAATGACTCGTTTGTTTGGTAATCAAGGTAAAAAGACAGAATGTCACCAATATAGGCAACAGTATCTAACATTAACGATCCAAAAGAAGCTTTATTAAAGTCTTTATATGTATCTGGGTAATATCTTTTAGCGTAATTTTCTAAATCTCTACGGATAGAGTCAAAGTCACGGCTGGTGTAATCAATAGGTTGTAGTTTTTTGGACATATTTTATATCTCTAAATAGGTTGGTCCACATCAATTTGTAAAGATGTTGATAATCGAAGTGGCAATATCGTAAACGATATTGAAATGGATAAATTATGAGGGAACAGATCCGGGTTTCCTTCGGGTATTTGAAACTTAATATTCTCAATACTAATGTAACTTAGATACCTTTGCACTTGCTCTCTGATATTTCTATCAATCTCTGAATAAGTGTTATCACCATTCAATTCAAATAAGTACTTTCTTAGACCCACACCAAACTCAGGATCCATTATCCTTTCTCCCGGGATGGTTAGGATAAGCATTTTAAGGTTTTGCTTAGCTAGTTGTTCAAAAGTGGTGTTTAAATTGTAAGCCCCAAAGACTTCATCTACTACTAAGGGCAACTGTGGTGAAAGACCCGACGACATTCTTTATCCTACTCCTCCTCTGTGTCCTCGCAAGGGTCGGTGAGTTCGTCCAGTGCGGGGTCCGGTGTACACTCGTTTGCGTTTGCATTTTCTGCTGCAGCATCCGAAGCATCTGCTGTTTGGTTTGTGATCTCACTTGTAAGTAGTTCTAACAGTAAATAAAGAATGCCAAGTGGAGATGGAGGTGTCATTAACATGCCAGAAACCGTTCCAGTAAAATCTACACCATCTATAGATAGACGTGGGAAAAAGTTAGGCGGCAGCGATGGAAGTGTTTGCTGCGGGTTCTCTGGGTCGGGGAACTCTCCATTCGATATGTTTTGGATTAAGTTATCAGCAATACAAAGTATAAACGTCATCAAATCACTACCATTTAAGTTGGGAGTTATTTCATCGTTTGTTGCGGTGGCAATCTGTGTATTAATCGCGGCAGCTGGCTGATCTATGGCCATTGATGCTGCATTGAAAGCAAAGCCTGTCCCTTGTTTGATTATTTTAGATAAAGCAACATGAGGATCCACAAGCCCAACCAAGCCTTTCAAAATGTCAATTGGTGTCTTGATAAGCATTTTCAAGATAAAATCTCTAGCTGCAGTCTCAAAAGCACTACCCTGGTCTTGCCCAGTAGAGTTAGAAGTGGCAGCTCGGCTTGCTGGGCGCGACAACACTGGTGAGGCATTGTACTCCCCATCGTTTGCAATGGTTGATAATATGATCCCTAAAGCGGTATTTTTAGGGTTTTGGAATGCCTTATTTATATCCTGAAAATACTCAGACGTTAGATAGAAATTATAGAGTACTGGGATTAAACTTATTGTCTCAATATCAAAGGTAGTAGAAAACATGTTTTCAAACGATTCATTTTCTACGATAAAATCTATGTCTTCATTACTCAAGTCACCCTCAATTTCGGCTGCTTCCTCTGCTGTAACTGGTATGGCTTCTTCAAAAGCATCTGTGCGGGCCTCTAGTTCTTCTGCGACATCGCGAATCAGTCTCTTGAATCGTCCTAAACTAAACCTTCTAAAGATGCCGTCAAAGGTAGGAGCGGCGTCTCCATCGTGAGGAGGCTCCTTCGGCACATATTGAAAGGTTAATTCATCTTTCTTAAAGATTAAAATATATAAAGATCTTAGGACCCCAACTACGGATTGAGAATTATACACATACCTTTCTACCGGGGCGCCTACACCGTTGGGTCCTGAGATATCCTTACGAATGAAGTCGGTATAAGATAGTTCCGTGCCGTCTTTAAAATCTATGTAATCAAATACCGAGGCGTCGGGGATATCAAACAAGAATTGCTCAGCTGCATTGATTTCCGACTCTGGTAGGTCGGATTGTGTTTTGTCTAAGTAAAATGATTTAAAATCATCTAACAAGTCTTCTGCATCTTGAAAGGCATCTCTCCATTCCTCGCGGCGCCTCGCGTCGGCGGCGGTGGATAAAAAGGGTCCGGGACCGCCAAGATTGCGGCCGGCTTGACTTGCTGGGACTACAGAATCGCTTATATCTCCGGCATTTGTAAGTGGTAAATCAGACATATTATTTTCCTACAAAGGTTGAGTCGCAAATTCATCTGATTCAAAAGGCTCTGAATCATCAATGTACTTAGACTTCACTCCCAAACTCAAAACTTTCGCTACAATTGTTTGTGATTCTTCAACCGACTTCCACCATAGCTTGTACTTCTTAACCTCTTTGGGTCCTCGTTTGGATGTTTCAATAATTCTTGTTTTAATAGTTAAGAAGAATCCAGACTCTGGTAGATACTCATCTACCTTCGGGTCCAAAACGTACTGTGCGACTCTTGAGTCTCCGTCTCTTTCCACTGCTAATCTTGGTAATGATCTAATAAATGCTTTGTTAAACGGAAGCTGATCTTTCTTTGGCAATGCTTTTTTAAGAGAATTGTTAATTGGCACAGAACTACGAAGTATTCTATCATAAATGAGAAAATCTAGGATCTCGTCAAACCCAGCAAAGGTGCTCTCATCAGTAATAGAGAATTGAGTTCCTGCTGGAAAAGCGATCGTGTCATCGCTAAATTTAATTCCGCCCTCGTTAACAACTCTTGTTCGGGCGATCTTCTGATTAAAATACGATGTTAGGTCTTGTCTTATGATAGCTTCGTCTGGTTGTTCAGTTTGTTCCATTAAGAAAAACATTAGCGATTGTAATATCTGTCCTCTGATGAACTGGAATGCAAAACTATCTCTGTCCAACAAGGTCTCTAAATTGAAGGCAGCCATCACAAAAATATTCTTAATTATCACTTCGGCTACATGTATTTGAATCAAAAGAAGATACATGCCGTACTTAATGATGTTTCTGACTTTTTTACTTAATGGGATGTTATCACTATTGCACGCTGCTTCTTTAAACTCCTCAGTCATTTGATCCAGGATGCCATCAACATCTAAAAAGTCGGCTATCTCTCCGGGTGGGCAGTTGTCATTTAGAGAGAATAAGTTTAAAGATTGTAAAGTTGTTGCACTAAACACTCCGTTGTCTATAACATAATCAAACATATTGTCAACCAAGGCGCCATATGCTTGTGGAAATGTTTTATAGTATGCTATGTTGCTTGCTTGAGGCTTACTGAGTCCAGTATCCATTAGGTATGGGATTATCTTGTCCGCAAACTTTTTAATGAAAATATTTTGCTGACTCTGTATCCCGGCACCGGCGGCGATAATATCCTGCTGACTGGGTATTTTTGTATTTTGTAGTAGACCCTGAAGTGTCAAAGCACTAATCTGCTCCGCACTTAAAAATCCAGATTTATAGTCGATAATAGTCTGTGGTGGGGTTGTTTCATCACTTGGCGAATATTTGGGAAACAAAAGACTTACTCTATCCAAAGTTGCGATTTCTTGTTGGGCTATTACAGTTGAAAAAGGACTTTCTGTGTCTTCTTGTTCTTGTTGTTGGGTTATATCCAATGTTCCCTTGACTTGCCAACCGTATCGTAGCCCAACACC